ACCCCGGTTCACACGCTCTGGAGGGTGGCACCCATCCCCATCCATCCACCAATCAAGAACCCATCAAGGAATCGGACACGCTACCTATAGTGTCCCTGCCTATTTTTTGTGCAGATTCCCCGGGTTTTGCCGCACCCCGGCCCACATCTAGTGTCCCCCCATGCGGACCAAGCCGGTCCCGATCAAGGAAAAGGGACTCCTGCCCCGGAAATGAAGAAAGGCTCCCGTAGGAGCCTCCATGTAGGCTGAAGCGAAGCTCTAGAAGGTGGTCGGCTTGGCGATGGACCGGGACAGCGACATGAAGCCCTTCTGGAGGTCGGTCTCCCCGATCGACACCCACCTCTGGTCGAGGGCGAGGGTCTGGCCTTCACGGGAGATGCCGTTCATCCCCCTGAGCTTCTCGACCAGCTTCCCGACGATCTCGGAGACGGCCTTCACCTCGTTGATGAGGTCGACCTCGGTGGAGGAGAGCTTCCGGTAGCCGGTGATCGGGGGAGGGGCGAAGGTCTCCTCAATCCGATTCACCATCTCGTCGATGTACGCCTGCTTGGCCTTCTCGGAGGCGATGTGGGCCTCGATCTGATCCTTGATGTCGTGCATGCACTTCATGCGCAGCTGCAGCTGGGCGTTCTCGTTCTCGACGGCCTTGAAGCCGCAGCGCATCGACTGGCGGGACTGGTAGACCTTGCCGGCATGTTCGGCCTGCATGATGCAGACGATCTCGTCGAGCGCGTGGCTGAGGGAGAGGTTGACGGCGAGGATCTTGACCCCGTCCGGCATCTTCACGAACGGCCCCTCGGCGTTGAAGGAGAGGTAGGTCATCAGTGGACCCTCCCGTCGTACTTCGTGTCGGCCGGACGCAGGGCGTTCGCGGTCTCGAAGTTCTGCAGCAGGAGGCCGGCGAGGCGCATGATGTCCGCGACGCCGCCGATCTCCCGGAGGTTGAACTGGGCCTCGAAGACGCTCGGCGCCCCGTGCAGCTTGACCACCCCGATCAGCTTGACCATGTGCGGCACCAGCTGGTTGTCGGTCACCACGGAGATCGTCTCCAGCGGTCCGCCGAATTCACGGAGGGCTTTCTGCAAGTCCTCCGCTTTGATGAAGTCGTGTTCTCTGCTCATGCTCCTGCGTCTCTCCTCATGTCTTCGCCCTCTGCCTTCCTCCTGACTGGAGGCTGTACTGCATGAAGGCTGAAGAAGGCTGATTCCGGTGGTGGGGTCGGTGGCAGCCCTTCCTGAGCGGTGTCAGGAACAGCTGCACTAGGGATTCCGTATGGAGCCTGCCAGTGGCCCCCACCTTGACGACGCACGGGCGTGGAGTTCGCCACCCGCTCCGGTACTACCGCGTCTTCCCACAGAACCGGTTTCGACCAACACCCTGCCGTCCAGAGGCTCCGACGATGTTGACCAGTCCGGAAACGCAAAAGCCTTGACTGCTGCGTTCCGGTGTAGACGGCACCACCCTCTCGGGCTGAACGCATGAGTCAAGGCTCATGTGATGTCAGTGCCGTCTACACGTGACACCTCAAATGTATTGGAAGAATACGTCGAGTGTCAAGCATCCTCTGGAAAAAGAGGGCCGGAAGCTCACAGTCGACCGGCCCCTCAAGAGGAGAGCCTCGCAGGGAGGAAACGAGGCTGTGTCAGACGCACTGAACACGGGCAGGAGTCTACACCCTCCAGAACGTGCCGGCAATACATTCCGTGTGTGGAGTGGCACAATCCGGGATATGTACTGGCGTATTCCACTCTGAAGGCGCATGGCTGGCCTGAATTACGTCCCGCCGGGGCCGCAGGCTCTGGCCTTCCATCAGGACAACTCCTTCGGACGGGGTCTGATGGGGCCGGTCGGCTCCGGGAAGTCGTCGGCCTGCTGCATCGAGATCTTCAACCGGGCCATCCAGCAGCAGCCGGCGCCTGACGGCATCCGGCGCTCCCGGTGGGCCGCGATCCGGAACACCTACGGCGAACTGAAGTCGACCACCATCAAGACGTGGACCGACTGGTTCGAGGGTCTTCAGGTGATGAAGTGGGACGTGCCGATCGTCAGCACGATCAAGATCGGCAACATCGGTGACGGCACCGGCCTCGAACTGGAGGTCATGTTCCTCGCCCTCGACCGCCCGGACGACGTCGGCAAGCTCCGCTCGCTCGAACTGTCCGGCGCGTGGCTGAACGAGGCGTCGGAACTGGAGAAGGCCGTCCTCGACATGTGTACCCAGCGTGTCGGCCGCTACCCCTCGATGCGGATCGGCGGGCCGACGTGGACCGGCGTCATCATGGACACCAACCCGCCGGACGACGACCACTGGTACTACAAGCTGGCCGAGGAGGAGAAGCCGGAGACCTACAAGTTCTTCCGGCAGCCCGGCGGGCTGTACAAGGTCGAGGACAAGAAGGATCCGGACTACGGGAAGTACAAGGCCAACCCGCTCGCGGAGAACATCAAGAACCTGCGTGGAGGCCACCAGTACTACTTCCAGCAGCTGGCCGGCAAGACCGAGGACTACATCCGGGTCTTCCTCGAAGGCAAGTACGGCACGACGATGGACGGCAAGCCCGTCTACCCGGAGTTCAACGAGGCCGTCCACGTCTCCCAGACGCCGATCGAGCCGATCTACGGCGTGCCGATCGTCCTCGGCTTCGACTTCGGCCTGACGCCGGCCTGCATCTTCGGCCAGATGACCCCCTCAGGCCGGGTCAACATCCTGAAGGAACTTGTCTCGGAGGACATGGGCATCCGCCAGTTCTTCTCCGAGATCGTGCTGCCGGTCCTCAACTCAGAGTACAGCCGCTTCCGGATCGAGGCCGTCGGAGACCCTGCCGGCAAGAACCGGTCCCAGACCGACGAGAAGACGTGCTTCGAGGAACTACAGGATCTCGGCCTTGGCGTCGACCCGGCCTACACCAACGAGTTCGTCAAGCGCCGGGAGTCCGTCGCCTTCTTCCTCCAGCGGGTCAACGGCTTCCTCATCGACCCCAGCTGCAAGACCCTCATCAAGGGCTTCCGGGGCGGCTACCGCTTCGAGCGCCTGAAGGCCAGCGGCCCGGCCCGCCACAAGGACAAGCCGGCGAAGGACAAGTACAGCCACCCGCACGACGGCCTGCAGTACCTGTGCATGCAGCTGCGCGGCGACATCAACCCGGTGCGTGCGGTGCCTGTCCAGCAGGTTGCATGGGCCTGAGGACTGACGGATGAACAACATCACAACTGTGACCGAGGTGCCGGACCCGAGCATCACGATGCTCTCGTCGCACATCGAGAAGTGCTACCAAGAGGCGATCCAGCACAAACAGATCATCTTGGAGCGCCTGCTCGCCTGCTACCGCCAGCGCAAGGGTGAGTACGACCCGAAGACCAAGCTGCTCATCCAGCAGTCCGGGGCGCAGGAGATCTTCCTCAAGCTCACCGACATCAAGTGCCGTGCCGCCGAGGCGTGGATCCGGGACGTGATGCAGAACAACAACGAGTCGACGTGGGCACTGAACCCGACTCGCGAGCCGGAGCTTCCCCCAGAACTCATGCAGGAGGTGCAGGCCATCGTTATGCAGGAGGCCGCAGAGGTCGCCTCGATGGGTATCCCGATCGAGCCAGAGACGATGTCCATGCGTCAGCAGGAGATCCTCGAAGACGCGGAGAAGCGGCTTGCGGAGGAGGCGGGCGAGCGCTGCAAGCGCATGGAGAACCGTATCGTCGACAAGATGCAGGAAGGCAAGTGGCGCGAGTCGATCGGGGACTTCATCACCGACTTCGCCACCTACCCGGCCGCGCTCGTCCACGGCCCGGTCCTCCGGAAGAAGGCCAAGATGAAGTGGGGGCTGAACTTCCAGCCCGAGGTCGTCGAGCAGATCGTCCTCGAAGTCGACCGGGTCTCGCCGTTCGACGCCTTCCCCAGCCCGACAGCTGTGACCCCGCAGGACGGCTACTTCATCCATCGGCAGCGCCTGACCCGCAAGGCGATCTCCCGGATGAAGGGGCTTCCGGGTGCCCGGGATGAGGCCATCAGCGAGGTGCTGACCCGCTTCCGCAACGGCTACCGCACCTACCAGACTGGCGACACGGAACTGGAGCGGC